GCTGCTAATGTTTTACTATTGCTATGAGTATTATTATCAATAAATTGTGTTATTTCATCATTACTCAATCTACATTCACCATCATTATTTTCACAATAATTTTTCATAAAGATATAATAAATGGTTTGAGCATAAGTTAATTGCCTTATGATAGATAAATCTACCTCTACTTTTGTTGTTTGCATTTTATTATTTTTTATATAAATATAAAGCATTAGTTAAAAAATACAAGTCATTATAAAAATAAATTAAAAAACCCCCTGCAAATGGGAAATGCAGAGGGTTGTGTTGATAAAAAAAAATAATAAAATTAAGGCAAATTAATTCAATTAACTTTTTTCTTTGATATGAATGACCAGACAGTTCCAATTACTGTAACAACTGTTCCAATAATCTCATTTGCTAACTCTGGGTCAAATATACCTTTGGTGATTAATGTGCCCCCAATGAAGGTAAGCACGTGTCTAAACACACCTAAAACTTGTTCTTTGTTCATACTAAATTATGTTTTAATAAAAATTGTTGATTTATGTTTTGATTTGGATCGTAGCCAAGTAACCTAAAAAATTCATGCAATGCTTCTTTCTCAACTTGATTTTCATTTATCCTAACCACATAAGGTCGATGGGGATAAATAAATTGTTTTTGGTTTGGTTTCTTTATTCTCTGTTTTAATATCCACTCCTCTCTTTTTCTAATACAGTCTTTGCATATTTTCACAGCAAAACCTTTGCTTCTTATCATATTCTCTGGCACTTGTTTCTCACAGTAATCACACATAATGTATTTTACTTCAATGGGGGTTCTCCTTATTTTTTTGTGTATTCTGTTAGACATACTGCTATTCTTTGTTTAACATCAGGAAATTCAGATTTTAATTCAGACATACATCTTTTAATAAAATCTTTCTCATCCTCTTTCTTTTCAGGTTTTGGTATTGGCATATTTTAATTATTTAATTTTATCCTTAATTGTTGATTCTCTTCCTTCAATTGGTCAATCTTTGCTTCTAGTTCTTGTATCTTCACATTCAATTCTCCAATTTCTTTTTTTAAATCATCAATGATTTTTGCATAAACCATAATTGATTTCTCCAAATTTGCAATGACATTTGTGTCAATCTCTGCATTCTCCTTTCTTCTTGAAAATATAAAGGTTAATAATGCAACAACAGCATTACTCCCCAAAATTGTCATTAAATTATCTGTACTCATTTTTATTTATTTTTTAATTGCAACAAATATTCTCTGGTCCCCTGTAACTTGGCAAGTTCTTAAATACATCCCTTCTTGGAGGATATCTATTACCAGGAGGGAAGTGTATGCCTGCCATATAGGTTTCCCTTCTTGGTGGCATTCCATCTGTGCTTGAAAATGATTGATATGCTGGATATTTGCTTGGGTGATTTCTTAATTCATCCTGCAATCTCTGTGCATAGAAATTAAATCTTGATTGATATATATCTCTCAAATAAGCCATCTCTTTAATTGAAATAGCCTTTCCTTGCTCTGTATCCCCAATCACAATTGATTTGTTCATCATCCTCATAAAGATTTCTGGTGTTGCCTCAAATACTGCGGCATGAACCAAATATGGGGAAATATAATCATCCAATAATGCTTTGTTGTTTGCAGTTAATGTTGAATTTGTTATTTGTGTATAAAATTCTGTTATAAACTTTGTTCCCAATAAGTTTTGCAAATGAAGGTCTTGGGCAATCTTTATCATTGGTGCCAATAATTCAACATCAACATTCTGATGAACACTTGAAAATGCTTTTAACTTATTCTCACTAATTAATAATACTGTTGCCATCATCTAAAAATTTAACTTGCTCAATTGATAATTCAATTGGTTCTTTATCCCTTAAAAACAATAATTTGTTAAAATGTTGTAATACCTCTTGTTGAATTGGTTGTATTACAATATTTTGAAATAAATTATATGCATCTAAAAGTTCATCTTTTCCCCCCAACTGACCAGACGTTTTTATTCCCAATATCATTGGGGATGTTATTCTATGTGCTGTTAATATTGTTTCTTCAATATTCTGATATAATCCTGTATAGAATGAATCTGAACCATTATTTAAAATTGGAGTTATGGTTGGGGCTGATTCTGGTGTATCAGAAAAGAATAAGAATAGTTTTCCTGCATTATTTGATGATGTGTATTTATCCACCAATTGCCTATATATAATATCTTTCTCTTCATCACTTGGAATACCATTGTTAAAAGATATTGCCATTGATGGTAATAAACTATTCTGTATGTTATTCAAGTGGAAGTTTTTTACCTCTACATCCAACTGTATCGTTGCTGTGGCTGCAAAATAGTCTGGGACACCATAATAGTTCATTGAAGGGGTATAGTTCTTTACAAAGTAAATCTGGGACTTTTTATCTTGTTTTGATAAATCAAATGATGGTATTTCAATTGGTAGATATTTTTGTGTAAGTTTCCATTCTGAACTAAAAAAGTATGTTTCAACAACATTGAAATCATTTACCTTTCCACTTCTTAATCTTGATACATCTGTGTGATATAATTCACTTACATTACCCCCATTGTCAAGCACAACATTTATTGCAAATACACCAAATAATATTTTGTCAAAAACACATTTTTTATAAACATCATAAATTGTCTCTGTTCTATTTGCCATTAAGAAATTTGCTGGTTCACCATTTTTCAATAGTTTCTTTCCCTTTGCCCCATATGTGATTGCATTTGTGCAAGACCTATGTATTGGGCTATTTTGATATAATGCCAATAAGTGATTGGGGAAATAGTTATCACTACCCCAAAACACCCAAGATTTGTTCTTAACCAGTTCTTGATATTGAACAACCTCTGCTGCCATAAAATCTATTCTTTCAAATGTGTTTTTCATATTTTATAAATACTTTGTTTTTATCAAAAAGTTAAATGGTTTTTAAAATAAAGCCAATACCTCCTGTTATACTTGGGGTTAAATTTGTGTTTGTTGATATATCACTTGATGAATATGATGTTTGAAATCCTAATGTATATGGTGTATTTGATGTTGAACTTGCTCTACCACCAGGTCTTAAATAATATACACCACTTACTTCAACTAATGCCATTCCTAAACCTATTCCATTTCCATATACAGTATTAGTTATACCACTTCCTCTTGGAAAATCATCAACTGCTCTATATTGAACATTTGGTGTTACACCACTATTTGATACAATAAAACACATATAATAATATTGTTGCCCCCCAGTAAATGTTAAGTTTGATGGTAATGCTGTTTCTATCATACCTGTGGCTCCTGTTGAGGTTAATGTTATTCCTGACATAATTAAGTTTCTTGGGGCAAGACCAACACCATCAACAAATTGTGAATCATAAAATGCTATATTAACAGTATCAGATCTTGTTGATGCAAATCTTAAACTATATGTTATTGATGAATAAGTATATAATCCTGGATCATAAAATGGTTGTGCTACTAATTTATTTTGCATACCAGCAAATGAACTAAAACTTGTATCTGTTAATGAAAAAGAAGTTCCACCATAATCAGGTTTAAAATTATCTGAAAATGTTAATTGTCTATGAAATAATTGGTTTTGAGCAATTCTAAATCCTGTATTGTTGCCCAATCCATCTTGAATATTCTGCAATGAACTTGATATTGGATTTGTTGAATCTTCCAATTTCAATAATCCATCATATGTATTCTCTATTGTCTGTCCTGATAATGTTGCCATAATTTTAATTTTATTTAACTACATGGAATATCCAACCCAATGAATTTGCTCTTGCAACTGTATCTCCTGAAAATGTTGTTGAAATATCATTTTCTGAATAACTTGTTTGAAAATTTGTTAATGATGTTAATAATATTCTATCACCAATTCTAGTTCCACTTCTTATACCAGCAATTGCTGTTGTGCCATTTTTAATATATCCTATTGTTGATGTAAATCCATTTGTTGAATTTGAAAATTCTCTATCTTGGGTTATGTTAAAGTTGG